CGAGACGATCCGCGCCCACCACAAGGCGCAGATGGCGGCTTACGAGGAGGCGCAGGTCGAGGGCGTCAATGTGCAGGCCGAGTTCAACACGACGGGCGACGGGCTGGTGTGTCCTGAGTGCGAGGGACTGGAGGGCCAGACGTTCACGCTGCAGGAGGCGGAGAACTTGATCCCGGTTCATCCCAACTGCCGATGCGCTGCGTTGCCCTCGATCCCGCGCATCGCAGACACAGAAACCGATCTCCAAAGCGCAGGAGTTGCGTAGATGTCCGAAGCAGGCGATACTCGCACCATGAGCCAGATCCAGCACATCACAGCGAACGTCGCCGCCGCGCCTCGGCGCGAGCAGTTCGACGGGCGCGAGCACATCGTCGTTCCGGTCGTCATGGCGCGAGCCGACACCGAGATGAACGACGGCGTGATCCCAGCAGAGGAGATGGACGCGGCGAGCTGGAACGGCACCCCGGTCACGATCGGTCATCCGGAGGCGAACGGCGGGTACATCTCGGCGAACTCGCCGCAGGTGCTCGAACGCTGGGCCGTCGGTCGGCTGTTCAACGCGGAGGTCGCCGACCTCGAAGGCGTCGCGGGGCTCCGGGCCGAGGCGTGGATCGACGTCGAGCGCGCGGGCGAGGAACTTATCGCGCAGCTGGAGTCGGACGTCACTGGACTGGACGTCTCCACAGGGTACATCTCCCTGCTGGAGGACGGCTTCTACCGAAACATCAAACCCGACCACCTCGCGTTGCTGCCCAACGAGCAGGGCGCGTGTTCGTGGGAGGACGGCTGCGGCGTTCGCGCGAATCGTCGCGGGCTGTTCACACACGCAGTCGACGCACTCAAGAGGGCATTCAACATGGCAGACGAGAAGGCAACCCAGACCACGAACAAGGGCTGCTCCTGCAGCAACGACGAGACGACCGCGAACCGTCGCGGATCGTCCGACGACAAGATGCAGATGATCGCAGACCTGATCAGCAACGACGGGTCGCCGTTCGTCGGCGAAGATCAGTGCGCGATGGAGGGGATGTCGTATGATACGCTGAAGGCCGCGTACAACGACTACTGCGTCGCGAAGGCGAAGGACTATGAGAACGGGGCCGGTCCCGATTCCACCGGCGGCAACGAGGAGAGCGCAGCAATGGCTGACGACAAGCAACACGCGCAGCAGGAGCAGGCTGCGCTGACTGACGAGGACCGCGCGGCGCTGCAGTATGCGCACCGTGTTCACGCCGACCACCGCGCCGCGTTGGTGAAGCGGATCACGACCAACTCGGCGATGACCGTCGAGGCGCTGGAGGACTTCGACACGGCGAAGCTGGAGACGATCGCTGACGGTCTGCGGACGCAAAGCGGCGCTGCCGACTTCTCTGGCCGCGCACCGGCACGCACCTCGAACACCGATCAGGCGGACGAGGCCGACGCAGCTGCGGTCGAGGCGATGACCCCGCCGAGCACCGCTGAACTGATCGCCAACCGCCGCAAGGCACACTGATTCTGAGGAGGTAACGCGAGATGGCGAGCAACGAGAATCCCAAGACCGTGCTGTTGGCGGGTGATCCCGTCCAGTACGAAGGCGTCGCGGGCGCGACGATCGTGCCGGGCACCGGGCTGGTGTATGGCGCGGGTGATGAAGTGTCGCCCGGCGCTGCCGAAACGCTGCGCATTGCGCGTGAGCGCGGCTTCATCGGCGGCTCGATCGACGAGGAGATCCCGGAAGGCGACAACGTCCCGGTCCTCGCGCTGCGCAAGGGCGACCGCGCGTACTGCCTGTTGGCGGACGGCGGCGACGTCGCACGCGGCGCTGCGCTGGAGTTGAATGCCGCTGGCCTGTTGGTGGCGGCTGATGCCGGCACGGCGGTCGCTGTGGCGCTGGAAGCCGTTGTGGCGGCTGGTGGTCCTGAACGAATCCGAGTGGAGGCGCTGTAATGAGTGCAGAGAACATTTCCAATCCCGCCGCGCTGCTGAACGGCCGTCGCGGCGTCGCGCAGATGCGCCCGTTCGTCAATGTGGACGGCCGCACCTACGTCGTGAACTCCGGCAAGCCGGAACTTCACGCCAACGACACTGGCCTGCTGATGCACGACGAGTGGAAGGATCTGGACCGCTCGGTCATCGGCGTCGCGACTGATCGACTTGTCGGGATAGGCGATCTGCAAGCTGCGGGCCTGACCCACAACCTCGGCTCGCTGGGCGTGACGATCGCGCAGTGGGAACGGTCGAGCGACATGACCCCGGCGGATCTGTCCATGAGCGGCGTGACCGCTGGTGAGGAGGACACCCCGGCCTACGACCAGCGGCAGGTGCCGGTGCCGATCGTCCACAAGGACTTCCGGCTGAACATTCGTCGCCTCGAAGCCAGCCGCCGGTTCGGTGAGGCGCTCGACACGACCGCAGGCGAGATCGCCGGGCGTGTTGTTGCCGAGCGGTCTGAGGACATGTTGTTCTCCGGCGAGGCGTTGAACGTCGATGGCCAGACGATCTTCGGCTACCAGAACCATCCGGACCGCAACCAAGTCCAGATGACCACTCCGTGGGACCAGGTTGCAGCGGCCGACAACGAGACGATCGTCGAAGAAGTGTCTGAGGCGCTGCAAGCGGCTCGTGACGACAACTTCTACGGCCCGTTCGTCATCTATGTTCCGGGTAAATACGAGTTCAAGCTCGACGAGGATTACCGGGACTTGGATCAGCGGACCGTGCGGCAGCGCATCGAGCAGTTGGCGGGCGTCGATCGCATCGTGGTCGCAGACCGCATCACCAACGACTCGGTGTCCATCGTGTCGATGACCCGGCAGACCGTCGACCTCGCGATCGCGCAGGACATCACGACCGTCCAGTGGACCCAGAACGGCGGCATGACCGAGCAGTTCAAGGTTATGGCTTGCTGGGTGCCGCGCGTCAAATCTGACTTCGACGGCCGGAGCGGCCTGGTGCACCTGCGGCCGGGAGCCGTTGAGTAATCTGAGGAGGTGACGACCGATGCCACGCTACAAAGTTGAACGTGGCCGCGTCGTCGCCCGCTCGGGCGACCACGTGGAGATGTCGAAGGAGAGTGCCGCGCGCTACGGTTCGCGGCTCGCTCCGGTCGACGCGAAGGGCAAGCTGACCGTCCAGCCGAAGGCCAACGCTGAAAAGCCGAAGCCGAAGGCCGAAGCTGACAAGCCGAAGGCGGAACCGCAGCAGGAGGTGAAGGGCGATGCCCAGGGTGACGCCGGAGGAAGTGAAGGCGATATTCAAGACGGAAGCTGACCTAGAGGCTTACATCTCGGTTGCTCACACGATCGTCGAGCGCAATCTCGCTGGGAAGTGCGGGCACACCGAGGCGGAGTTGAAGGAGATCGAGACGTGGCTGTCGGCGCACTTCGCGTCGACGGCTCCGGCCTCGGGTCCGGGTCGCGGCGGCGTCACGCAAGACTCGTTCGGCGATGCGTCGCGTTCGTTCGCCTTTCCCGGCGGCAATCGCCTCCACTCCTCCCAGTACGGCCAGACCGCCATGCTGCTCGATCGCTGCGGCGTCCTGTCGACGCTGGGGGATCGTCCCGCGACCTTTGAGGTGCTGTGATGGCGGCCGAGAAGCTCTACGCGAAAATCCGCGCCAAAAGCCGTCCCGGTTGTCGCATCTCGCTGGCAATCGGCGTTGCTCTGGCCACGATCGCTGCGAAGCTGGGCATCCCCCCGTCTCCGATCCTTCGGCTGGCTGTGCGGGCCGCTTATCGAATCGAGGTGGATTGAGTGTCAATCAGCCGAGACTACCTTCTCCAGACCGCGACGCGCTGGCCGTACTCCGGTCCGGATGCGTTCGGCGACGGCGACTACGACGCGCCGGAGCTGATCGATGTGCGGTGGGAGGATCGACGCGAGCTGATCCGCGATGCTGACGGCCGCCAGTTCGCGTCGAGCGCCGTGGTCTATGCAGGCCAGCCGCTCGCGATGCAGGACTATCTCGCGCCCGGCGATGAGACGGCATCGTCCGATCCGCGATCGGTCGCGGGCGCGCGCGAGATTCGGCAGGTGGGACGCGTGCCGTCGTTGGATGCGTCGGACGAGGTGCTAAAACATTGGCTCGGGTGAGAGGTCTGCAGGCTGTGTTTCGTGAGCTCAACGCGCAGCAGCAGCGTTGGGTGAACAACGCTCGTCGCGGTTTGCGGACTGGCGGCTTGATGGTCCAGCGTCGCGCCCAGCAGTACGTCCCTGTCGACACCGCCAACCTCAAGAACAGCGCGTACACCGAGATGGTCGGCCCGCTCATCGTGCAGGTCGGCTTCACGGCGGAGTACGCCGGGATCGTCCACGAGGACATGGAAGCGCAACACCACGTCGGCGGGCCGAAGTATCTGGAGCGCGCGGAGAAGGAGACGCGCCGCGACCGGCTCGACGTTCTTG